TCTCATTGCATCTCTTCTCGCGTCTGCATCTTCAAGTTCTTTACGTTTGAACTCAAGATACATCTTCTGTTCATCAGAAGTTACAATACCATCCCCATTAGTGTCTGCTGGATGGAAACCTGCTTCTTTGATATCTTCTCCCATTTTAACCTCTCTGTCTTTGTTTCTCTTTTTCTTCTTCCAAATACTGCACTAGAAGAGTTACATAGACTTCCCTCTCCCACGGCATCATATTTTCTAACTCGGTTAGAGAATATTTGTGATGTTGCATTAGCGCAAAATTTGTTTTCATCAAATTAAACAAATCCTCGTGAGAGAGGCCTATGCTAAAAAATTCTGCAACCCACTTAATTCTCTTTCACAGTGTGTTCCACAAACAGAACAATTATACTCTAGTTTTCCTACCATTCTAGGCATTGTTGTAAAGAATGCTTTAATCTTATCAAACTGTGCCTGTGTCATATTCTCAATAAATTCTTGCAACTCTTCTTTCGAAGTTGTTTTTGCATCGATGATATTACCATCATGTTCAATTGTTTCGATACAATTTGCTAAGAACTTAAAATTATCATCTATATTATTTAGGTCATTTAGTTGTGTTAGATTTACCAAAGTTGGATATTTCATGTTAACAGTAATATTGTCTGTTATTTTAACATTCTTTTCTGCAACGGTATCTGATAATTTGATATCTCTTAAATCTACACCGGTCTTTGTTGTACCCTTACATTCATCATCAGTACATGCAACGCTGAACTCTGTTATCTCACCTACAGACTTTTCTCGTAGACGCAAGAAGATATTTTCAATATCAAAGATAGGTAAGTCTCTTGCGTTTACTTTACCAAATGTACAGTTTTCAATAATCTGCGAAATTCCATTAACAACGGCATCTGGTTTACCATCTTCTGCCGCCAGCAAAAGAATTTTTTGTTCTTTAACTAAGAACGGTCTGTATTTAATTGTCTCACCTGATGATGCTAAAATCAAATCATAGGTTGGAGTGTCAATTCTTGGTAGTGCCATATTATTTTCTCCTCATAGTATATGGTTATTTAGAAGGGACTGTTAGGACTATCATATTGTCCTGGTGCTGTCCCATTGTTACTTGAATAAATGGTTCTGTCTGGTTGTCCGCCAACAACCCCATTTGTTGGATTATAGTACACACTGCTATCCGGATGTGATGTTGATGTTACATTACCAACTCCCATCAATGTGCTTGTGTTTGTCCATTTTCTATATTGAAACTGAACTTGTAATGTTGGAACTGCATTGTTACCTGCGCCCAATGGTACCTCTGCTACAACTTTAGGATAACATTCTTGTAATGTACATTGATAGCGAGATACGATAATGCTGTTTTGAATTGTTCCGATGTCAGGTAATATTCCAAACGTACCGAAACGACCTTCTCTATTATCTAGTGCTAAGATATGAACATTAGTTGTGTACTCATTATAGTAATTCATATGAGATGAATCCTCATCAAAAATCATCCCTTGCCAAATCTCAAAGAAGTCTTTAATTTGATAACTTGCATCAATATAAAAATTCATACCTACGGGAGTGTAACTGCGACCATATGGTATTTCTCTTCCTGGACCATAAACTTTTTGTAATTTAGTGTCTACGTTTAAAGATGGTAATGCTGTTGCTTCACAGAATAACGATGCTAGATATTGTCCATCTGCTTTCACAAAGTTATTGATAAGACCACCAAAAGCATCATTTGCACCTCTACCACCAGTTCTGAATAGTGATGCGAAAGGATTTGTTAATCCATTTTGATTTGCTGAAGGACCTCTCGGCATATCGATGATAACAAGATACTTACTTGCTCTTGCAAAGTCTCTTGTTTTTGCGTTTGCTAAAAATTCTGATATTGACATTATCTCTGCCTCATTTTTCTGTTGCTATCTAACCAAACTTTCTGTTTACTGCTACCTCTGAATTGTTCAGTTGGTAACATAGCGGCAGTTGTCCAGTCATCCGGTTTAATAAAAAGAAGTCTCCCTTTAATTAGACTTTTTCTATACTTCTTTACTGCAGGTTTAACTTCTCTAAACCTAGAAAAGTTTTTTAATATATCCCAGTCTGCGCGAATTCTTGTAGAAATATCTCTGTCACCAACTTTGAAGCGACTTAATTTTTCTAAAAGAATAATTCTCTGAACAGGATGCAGATAATGAAAATTTATTGCTGTTACTAAATTACTTTCAATGTTAAACGGAAGTATTAGTGGAAATTTGTCAAAGTATGGTAACTTGTCTCTAGTCACTGGATTTGCATAGTGTATCAAGTACATGCGTCCAGGTAACATTCTGTTTGTAAGATTTTCTGCATACTCTCTTTGAAACTGTGCGCCTGTATATGCAGTACCCACAACTTCTCGTACTTGGTCTTGATACCACTGTACGGAGCGAGAAGCATCACCTCTCGCAATTCTAACTTGTTCTAAGATACCCATCTCTTCTGCCATAATAGTATTTATGCTAGTTTAAATGGTCTTCTGTTAAAATTATGAATTCCCACTTACGGTCTTTGCAATATTCACTTGCCGCCTTCCATTTAGCAGAATTTATGCCCCACGCTTTAACTTCACCAAACCATGCTCTAGTCTTCTTTTTTGGTGCTTTGTCTGGTGGTTTTGTATATTTTTTCGGTTTTACTTCTACAAGAAAGGATTTTAGTTGACCATCTTTAGTTTTAACTTGCACATAGAAATCAACAAAATATCGATGAATTTTTTTATCTAATGGAGATACATAAGGTATAACAGTTTCTTCACTTCCCCACTTTACTACATCTGGATTTAAATCACACCACTTCATCATCTTTCTTTCCCACAAAGAGCGATAGATAATATTTGTTGGGTTACCTTGATATTTTCCTGGATTAACGGGAGAATATCTTCCTTTGTATGCCATGTGTAAAACTCATATAAATAATATTGCAATAACTATTTATACAGGAGTACCCAATGGCATCATTAGGACAATTAGTTGGTGACATCGTAGGTGGACATGGACTTGTATCATCTCGACAAGAACCTAGAAAAACAGGTCGGCAATATGGCACTTATGGTTTAACATATCCTTTAGATATGGGAATCGAAGCACCTGCTGAACTTGATAATCATATTATATTTGATATCTATATTGATGACAGTACTTCTTTTGCCGCAATTAATCAAACAACTGCAGGTGAACCTCAAGCATTTCAAGGTCACACAGCAATCGCATCACAAAAGATGAGAAATGGACTCTCAGCATTGGGTCAAGAAGGAGCATCCGTAGGTGATGCGATTAGTGGATGGTTAGGCGCAAACGTATCATCTGGAGTTGGTGCTGGTGCTAAGACTGCTACAGATTCCCTAAACAACTTTGCGGGATCAGTTTTTGCTGGTGCGCGAAACATGAAGAAATTAAACACCTCTATTGCCCTTGCTGTTCCTAACACCCTTACCACAAGTTCATCTGCTAATTGGGGTCCTGCGAAGATGGGCGCACTGGGTGGTGCTTTAGCAAGAGGTATGGAAGGTGGAGTTGGGGGTATTGTTGATAAGTTTAGTAACATGAGTGGTGAACAAGCAACCCAAATGACAGGTGAACTTGCTCGTATTGGATTAGACACTGCCGCATCAGCATTTCAAGCATTTGGATTAAACTTTAGAGATATGCTAGAAGTTACAACTCGTAGAGTTCAGAATTCTCATGTTGAACAAAAATTTGAAGAGATGGCACCTAGAGAGTTTACCTTTGTGCATGAGTTTGTTGGTAGGTCAAAAGCAGAGACCGATGCTATCGACAATATTATCAAAGCATTCAGATTTCACATGCATCCTGAATTGGTTGAGAGTGGGTTATACTTTTCTTATCCATCACTATTTGATATTACCTTAATGTTTAAAGATAAAGAAAATCAATATATGCATAAAATTTCAACTTGTGTATTAACAGGATGCACACTAAACTACACTTCAACTGGAGTATTTTCTACAAACCGAGACGGTCAACCAACTGAAATACAAATGACACTTAACTTTAGAGAAATTGAAGTTATGCATAAACATCGTATTGCTGAAGGATTTTAAATATGAGTTATTTTTCGAAATTTCCAAATCTGATTTATGACTTAACAAAACCAGGAGAGACCGACACCAGATTTGTTATTGCAAAAGATATTGTACGCCGAGTTAAGTTAAGAGAAAATATTCAAAATAATGTTTTTGCATATGATGAATATGATATTCAAGAAGGTGAACGTCCGGATATTTTAGCACATTCATTTTATAACGACAGTGACCTTGCTTGGATTATCTTACTAACAAATGAGATACACGATATATACGAAGAATGGCCACGCACCGAAAGAGAGTTGCGAAAATTTATTAATAATAAGTACAGTAATCCTCAAGCAATTCATCACTATGAGAGACCACAAGCATCAGGTGATCCAGAGGTAATGGTACGAACTACAGAAACTACTTATACTATAGTCACTAATATTGGAGTTACTCAAACTCTTAATTCTATTGCAGTAACTAACCAATTATATGAAGAAAGATTAAATGAAACTAAAAGAAGAATTAAGATATTGCGCCCGTCATTAGTGTCTTCATTCGTAGAAGAATTTGAAGATATGATAGGAGACTAATATGGCAGAACCTAATAAAGGTGGTGGTCAACTACTTATAAAATCATTAAAGATATATCACAACGAAGTAGTTAATATTAAATCAGCAAAAAGTACAAATAAGTTTATTGACTTATTAAATGTATACGCAGGATTTGAAATCTATGACAGCATTCTATCACCTTTTCAAGCGGGTGAGATGATGATTACCGACAGCAATGACATGATAGCAGACTACCCTCTTATAGGAGGAGAACTAATTCACATTGCATATAATGTTTCAGGTGGTACAGATGATACAAAGATTGACTTATGGTTTAGATTAACCGGTATTAAGAATATTGCTATTAAAGAACGAAAGCAAATCTTTACTATTCAATTTATATCTGAAGAGGGATTTAAAAATGCACATACTTCAATTTCCTCTTCATTTACAGGTTCGCCTAGTGAAATTATTTCTGATGTATTTGATAATTACTTATTTTCTGATAGTGGAAAAAAGATTGCAATCGATGATGCTCTTGGCGCACTAAAAGTTGTGTGTCCTAGATGGAGAGCATTTCAAGTAATTAATTATGTAATGAATAAAGCAATCGACATTGAGACAAACGCTCCTGGATTCTTTTTCTTTCAAGCAATGCACGGATTTAGATTTTTATCGACTAGTACTCTTTTTGACCGAAACAGAAATGTGTGCATTACTGATAAATATGCTGAGGCGGAAGCAATTCGCGCTGGCGGTAAAGTGAAGAAAGGTTATTTATACAAAGTTCCGGGAATACCTACTATAGGGTCTGATGGCAAACCAACTTCCGGTGCTGTTGGAGATGAAACTCTTCAGAATGTAGATGACTTTCGAGTAGACTATAGACAAACATATCTTAAAGATGTGAATGATGGATTTCTTTCTTCAAAGCATATAACACATGATTTGTTTTTTAAGAATTATAAAGTAGACACATACGACTACTTTGATAGTTATGAAGATAAAAAGAAGAAGATAAAACGCATAGGAAAAATACCCCACTATGGAATATATGAAAATAAAGTTTCCTCTGATGTTAAGATTATGTTATCTCCTAAACAAAGTAGAATACATGCTCAGAAAAAAAATGAAGAAGGATTTAGAAATCTTTTTGCTGATGACTATGTACAAGGCAGAAAACATGTGTTAAAACAAATAACAGATGATGTAGTTGAAAACTTTGTTATACCTGGACATCCATTAATTACCTCTGGTCGTTTAGTTGAGTTTAACTTTCCTTCAATGCGTAAAGTTTTAAAACCTGATGATGCTTATCAGAAAAAGTATTCTGGGTTATACTTAATTAGAGATTGTGTTCATATTGTAAGACCTGTTGGAAACGGTACTGCACAATATAAGTGTGATACAAATATTGTAAAGGACGGTTGGAATGCGTAAATTTTCAGAAATAAGAGAACAAGTTTCAAAGAGTGACTTAGATGGCGTAGAGAAGTTTGCGTAACAAGAAACAGATTACTACTGCAGAACTTACGAGACTGTTTAAGCAAACTTATAACAAACATGGTAAGAAAATTCCGCAACTAGGTCCTGATGCTGAAGCAGTTTTAAAAGATATGAGAACAGACATTAATATGCCGTTTGTTCTCAAGTGGGATAAGACTTCACAAGAGTTTGAACTTGTAGCAAAAACGATTATGCGTAAAAAAGGTTTTGCAACAAGTAACCAAACGCTTTCTGTATAAATAAGACTAAAGGGAGAAACTTACACCTATGGGAAACTATTTATTTAATGATGAAAAAATTAACATCGCCAGAGGACTCTACAAAGGTGTAAGCAACATTCACAAGTTCGGTGCTGTTCCTTCAATGGCAGTAAACACAACCGGTTCTGTGTGGGATATAAGTGACACAGTGTATCCTTGGTCAGCATTCGCTTCTGCTTCTACAGTCACAGTAGATAGAGCAAACGCAGGTGATGCGAGTAAAGTTATAACTATCGAAGGACTTGACGAGAACTATGAAGAAGTCACAGATACTTGCACACTCACAAACGCAACAGGTAATACAACAGACGGCGGAACAACATTCATTCGTGTCTTTAGAGCATTCGTATCTACCGGCGTAACGAATGTAGGTAACATCGATATTAAAGTATCTACAACTGTTGTTGCAAGAATTACCGCTGATTTGGGTCAAACACTCATGGTGATTTACACAGTTCCAGCAGGATACACAGCATATCTAACGAGAGGTGTTATGACTGTTGCCGCGAATGCTGATGCAACAGGTAACATGTATATTAGATATTTCGGACAAGATGCATTTAGAATTGGTCACACATTCGAAGTATCAGGAACAGGTGGCACATATGACTATGATTTTAGTGTTCCTCAAGTAATACCTGAAAAATCTGATATTGATGTTCGTGCATCAGTTCGGTCAAACAATGCGAGAGCAACAGCGGCATTTGATATTATTCTTAAAGCAAACTAATAAGAGGTAGATTATGAAAAACTTTATGGGCATGGACGGTTTTATCTGGTTCGTGGGAGTAGTTGAAGACCATAATGACCCAGAGCAAATCGGTCGTGTTCGTGTTCGTTGCTTGGGTCTTCACACAGAAGATAAAGAAACACTTCCTATTGAAGACTTACCATGGGCGATGGTTATGATGCCAACAACATCCGCATCAGTATCACAGATTGGTCACTCACCATCAGGACTACTTAAAGGTTCGTGGGTCATGGGTTTCTTTAGAGATGGTGAAGGATGTCAAGAACCAGTTGTCATGGGTTCGTTTAATGGGTATCCTATAGAACGTCCCAATACAGATTTAGGATTCTCTGACCCGTCAGGAACGCATCCCTCGGAAATCAATGAACCAGACACTTCACGATTAGCAAGGGGTGATAAACGCTCCAAACTGTTTACATTAAAACAAGAAAACTTATCAAAAGATGAGCATCCTAGTCATCCAATAGCATGGGATGGTGGTACATGGGATACAATGTCAATTCCTTATAATGCAAGATATCCGTTTAATAAAGTACAGCAAACTGAAAGTGGTCATGTAATTGAACTTGATGATACACCAAACGGTGAGAGAATTAACATTCAGCATATGTCAGGTAGTTTTATTGAAATGCATCCTGATGGTTCTATACGCATACTGAATAAAGGTGTACAAGAAGTTCTAATAGAAAAAGACCATAATGAGCATGTAAAAAGTAATTATAATATTTACGTTGGTGGTAAAGCAACTATTAAAGCAGAAGATAACATTGATATTGAATCCACAAAAGATGTTCGTGTTAAGTGTGTCAACTTTAGAGTTGATGCGAGTAGCGTGATAGACTTGAATGGTGGTAAGCATATTGATGCAGATGCACCTAGAATTGACTTGAACTAATAATGGAGTGATAAAATGGTAAAAGTAAAAGCAAGCATTGGAACATATATTCACGAAAGTAATCCAAAGAAGACATCAACAAGTGGTAGAATGTCTATGATTAAATTTGCTTCTATGAATAAAGATAAAAAACGCAGTTTTAAGAAATA